GCGCCCGCACCCCGTCCGGTGGCAGTCACCAGTGGCGACGGCACGCCTTACGCCCTTGCTGCGCTGGCGCGGGAATGCGCGGCCATACGCAGCGCCGGCCTAGGCCGTAAGTGGGCGGCAATCAATCGCGCGGCCTATGCGGTGGGCGGACTTGTCACGGCTGGCGAGATGCACGAAGGCCCGGCAATCGCCGCATTGCGCGATGCGGTTTATTCCATCCGGGCGCAGTGCGAGGATTTTCAGCACGCCCTTCGCACCTTAGAAACGGGCTTTGCGGACGGCAAGGCGGCACCGCGGCAGATACCAGAGGCGCCCCGGCTGGTCCGCCGCATTGTCGAGGAATACCGGGAAACCCGCCCGGAGCCGCCGCCCCTGACAGAAGCGCCCGAGCATTGGGGGGCAGAGCCGGAACCGGACATCGGCATGGAGCCTGAAAAGGTGGCGCTGGACATTAAGAAAACCGGCCTGCCGCTGATCTATTTTCAAGACGTGAAGCCTGCCCTGAAATCTGAGGATTTCATCGAGGGCTTGCTTATCAGGGCGGCCATGTCCGTAACCTATGGCCCATCCAACTGCGGTAAGACGTTCTTCATGGCGGACCTGGCGCTTCATGTCGCCCTCGGGCGGGAATGGCGGGGGCGTGAGGTGGAACGCGCTGGCGTGATCTACTGCGCCATGGAAGGCGCCCACGGCATTCAGAACCGCGTGGCAGCCTTTGCCCTGACATGCGGCCTGGATGGGCAGGAAATCCCCTTCGCCATCATCCCGGTCGCCCTTAATTTGCTTGACCCCAATGCGGACACGTCCCGGCTGATTGACGCCATAGCCGAAGCTGCCGCCCGCATGGCGATCCCGGTCGGGCTTGTGGTAATGGACACCTTGAGCCGGGCCATGGCCGGGGGCAATGAAAATAGCCCGGAGGATATGGGCGCGCTTGTCGCGAATTCCGACCGCATCCGGCAGGCCACCGGCGCGCATGTGGCGTGGATACACCACAGCGGAAAAGACCAAGCCCAAGGCGCCCGGGGGCATAGCCTCCTCCGAGCCGCCACCGATACCGAGATCGAGATTTCCCGCACCGACAATGACAGCCCATCCGTCGCCAAAGTGACCAAGCAGCGCGAGTTGGAGATCGACGGCGTGTTTGGCTTTACCCTCAAGCGCGTGGATCTTGGCTTGAACCATCGCGGTAAGCCGGTCACGTCTTGCGTGGTGGAACCAACCGATGACCGCCCCGCCAAGGCCCGTGTGAGCTTAACCAATGGCGAGGCGATGGCGCTCCGTATCCTGCATGACGTGATGGCGACACAGCCCTGCGCGGTGCCCTACCAAGCCTCTCAGGCGGGCGTGACCGTCGCCACAAGTAAGCACGCATGGCGCGAAACATTTTTCACGCGATCAACCGCAGATACCCACGAAGCCAAGAAAAAAGCATTTAACCGGGCAGCCGATGGGCTGGCCCAAAAGAGCCAAATAGGGGTGCATCATGACACGGTTTGGGCAGTCTGAAATGGTAATCGCGCGCAACCAACTATCACTATTTACCCCCAAAAGTGATCGGGACATACCGGGACAAATCGGGACAAATCGGGACAATTTGACCGGCGGCGAGGGACACATACCGGGACATTCTGGAACCCCCCCCCTAAAGGGGGGGGTCCATTGTCCCGGTGTCACGGGGCGGGACATGTCCCGGTCCCGTCCCGTCCCGGCTGAAGGAATTACAAAGCGCAACGAAAGCCGAAAGGCAATTTTCGACGCATGGCTGGCCGAGTGCCGAGCCTATGACGCGGCAGGCCGACAGGATGAAGTGCCGCCCCTGCCACCGGGCTACCTGTCCAGCGGCCCGAAACTATGGCGTGAGGGTCCGGCCTATTCTGGCAAGCGGTGGCGCTGATGGACCTAACCCCTGCCCAGGTGGCGCGCGCCCATGCCGACGAAGCGCTTGCGGATGAATGCCAACGCCGCGCCAGAGCCGCCCAGGATGGCTTGAAGCACCCAAAGTTGGATCAGCCGGGGCGGGAATACCTGGAAGGGCGTGTAGCTCGGTTTACGGCGCTTGCTGATCGGCTGCGGGCCAGCCGATGAAAAAAAGCCTTTCCCGCCAGCCTAAGCCCGTGTTACACCCGGAAAACCAGCATAGGAGCCGAGAATGGTAGAAAATGCGCCAAAAATGATAGAAATTACGCGCGCGGGCGCGAATGGTTCGGGCTGGGGCGGTCCGGCAAATGGCCCAGGATGGGGCGGCCCGGCGAATGGGCCCGGCAAGATTGGCGGACCTGGTCGCCCGCCTGGCACGAAGAGCGGCGAGGGTAAGGTGCATAAGGCCCGCGAGACACTGGAGCAGGCAGCGCCGCTGGCAATCCAGACCGTCATTGATATCGCCAACGACAGGGACGATCCGCGAGCCCTGCAAGCCGCGCTGGCCGTGCTGAATAGGATCGGCTTACACGAGAAATCCGGGCTTGAGGTTGGCGGCGAAAACGGCAATCCGCTCATCACCCGGATTGAGCGCGTGATTGTGGATAAAGTTGGCGAATAAAAAAACGCATTGCCTGCATTTTTTCTGTTGACAGTGCGGGCCAATGGTCCTATGTTCCCGTTATCAGGAAGGGCAATCAAGCCCGGCTGAAACGGAAGATAGACAGATGGACGCAGCGCAAAACCTCACTGGCCGCAAGTTTCCCGGCCACACATTGGCAGAATTGAAAGCTTTTGTTGCGGCTGGCAAAGGAACGGCGGAAATGATGACCGAAGTTGAAAACCGCGAAACCGGCGCAAACACGCATTACCGCGTGCCGCAGTTGATCGGCGGTAAAGTTTTGCTTCGCATTGGCCGGATGTAACGGGAATGATTGGCGAGCGGTTTATTCAGATGGCTTCATGACATCTGACCAATTCCGCGCCGCGCTTGCCGACATGGGCTTATCCCAGGTCGGCTTTGCGCGCCTTGCCATGGTTGACGCCCGCACCGTGCGCCGATGGTGCGACGGGACGCGGGCCGTGCCTGGGCCGGTGGTGGCGCTGTTGAAAATGATGGTTAAGCATGAATGGCGCGAAATTGCGATTGGCGGTTGAATGACCTCTTTGAAAATCCAAACCCCGGCATGGGCGCGCCCGCTGCTGGCGCCATCGCGTTACAAGGGCGCATGGGGCGGGCGCGGGTCCGGCAAATCACACTTCTTCGCCGAGGCCATGATTGAGGCGCATATCCTGGACTTAAACACATATTCCGTATGCGTCCGCGAAAACCAAAAGAGCCTTGCCCAATCCGTAAAGCGCTTGCTTGAAACTAAGATCGAAACCCTAGGCGCCGGCGATTACTTTGAGGTTCAAGAGGCCGTTATCAAGTCGCGCCGGGGCGATGGGCGCATTATCTTCCAGGGCATGAAAACCCATACGGCGGACAGCATCAAGTCCCTTGAAGGTTATGACCGGGCTTGGGTGGAAGAGGCGCAAAGCCTTAGCCAAACCAGCCTAGACATGCTGCGCCCGACCATCCGTAAGCCTGGCAGCGAGCTATGGTTCACCTGGAACCCAAGGGAGAAATCAGACCCGGTTGACCATTTGCTGAGGGGCGACACGCCGCCCAAGGATACGGCGGTAATTGGCGTCAATTATGACCAAAACCCATGGTTTCCGGACGTGCTGCGGGATGAAATGGAGTATGACCAGCGCCGCGATCCGGACAAATACAAGCATGTTTGGCTTGGCGGCTATCTGGCCAATTCAGAGGCGCGCGTGTTTCAAAATTGGCGAGTCGAGGAGTTTGACGCCCCGCGCGACGCTATTCACCGCATGGGGGCGGACTGGGGTTTCAGTGTGGACCCTTCCGTCTTGGTGCGCTGCCACATCATGGGCCGGACGCTCTATGTGGATTTTGAGGCCTATCAGGTCGGGTGCGAGATTGTGAACCTGCCCGAGTTGTTTATGACCATACCTGAGGCCCAGAAATGGCCGATGACCGCCGATAATGCCCGGCCTGAAACTATCTCGCATATGCGAAAGCACGGCTTCCCGCGCATCTTTCCGGCGGTCAAGGGGCCGCGATCTTTGGAGGAAGGGGTTGAATGGCTGAAATCCTATGACATCGTGGTCCACCCGAGATGCGTCCACACAATTGACGAGCTAACCCTCTATTCCTACAAGCGCGATCCCTTGACTGACCGCATCCTGCCGATCCTGGAAGACAAG